TATAAATGGAACACCTACAACAAGAGGAGGTGGCGGTGGAGGTTCAGGTTATGGACCTGGTAACCCAAATTCATTTGCCGGAAATCCAGGACCTGGTGGTGGTGGAAGAGGTGCTTTTGGACCTGACTCTGGTAGTACTCTTGCTATTGCAGGAACAGCCAACACTGGAGGAGGTGGTGGAGGCGGAGTGGCAACTAGTCCCGCTGAAGGTGCTGGTGCAGCTGGTGGTTCAGGTTTAGTAATAATAAGGTATAAATATCAATAATTATGACAAGTACAATTAAAGTAGACAATATTCAGGATCAAGACGGTAATAATATTATCAATGAGAATTCCAATACAATAACTATTGGTGCAAGTGGAGATACCGTTACTCTTGCATCAGGTGCATCTCAATCAGGGTTTGGTAGAACAGGAACTGTTGATTGGCAAACAACTCCTAAAACAGGAAATTTTACGGGGGTAAATGGTGAAGGTTATTTTATTAATACAACTTCTAGTGCAATCACTATGACTTTACCAAGTGCTAGTGCTGGTCATATTATTTCAATTCAAGATTATAATAATACATTTGATACAAATGCATTTACAATTCAAGCAGGATCTGGTGTAAAAATTAATGGTGGAACTGCAGCAGGACAATTAGTATTAAATACAGAGGGACAAGGATTAACTTTAATTTACGTTGATGCTACAGTTGGTTGGAGATCAATAGAATCTACAACATTTAATACTCAATCCCTAATTCCTTCATTTATAACAGCAACAGGTGGTACAATTACAACTGTTTGTACAGATTTTAAAGTTCATACTTTTACAGGACCCGGTACATTTACAGTTTGTTCAGTTGGTAATCCACTTGGATCTAACACAGTTTCTTATATGGTTGTCGCTGGTGGTGGAGGCGGTGGTGGAACAAGCACTCCTCCTGGTTCTTATTCTGCTGGTGGTGGCGGTGGAGGTGGTGGTTTTAGAGAATCAAAAGCTTCATCAGATTGTTATTCAGCAAGTCCGTTAAATGCAACATGCGGACCAACTTTTAATTTACCAGTTTCAGCACAAGGTTATCCAATTACTGTTGGTGGTGGCGGGGCTGGAGGCCCTGGCACAGGAAATGGAACTGTGGGAGTTAATTCAGTATTTTCATCAATTACATCTGCTGGTGGAGGATTTGGAAATTCTAGAGGTGCAACCGCCTCTGCAGGAGATGGTGGTTCGGGTGGTGGTGGATCAGGTAACACACCAGATCCAGCTGGTGCAGCTGCAGGAACAGGAAACACACCTCCAGTAAGTCCACCACAAGGAAATAATGGTGGTGCTGGAACTGTAGGACCTTATCCAGTTACAGCTGCTAATGCAGGCGGAGGTGGCGGAGCTACTGCTGTCGGACAAGCTGCAAGTGTACCTAAAGGTGGTGATGGTGGAGCAGGAGCAACAACAAATATTCCAGGATCACCTATTTCAAAAGCAGGTGGTGGAGGTGGTGGAGCTTATGTTTGTGGTCACTCAGGTCCAGCAGGTTCAGGAGCAGGAGGAGCAGGTGGTGGAGCAGCGGGCGGATGTAGTCCTGGAGCTTTAGGTCCATCAAATGGAAGTTCAGCAGCAGCCAACACAGGCGGTGGTGGTGGAGGTGGACAAACAGTAGGTCCAGACAACACAGCTAGAGGTGGTGGTACTGGAGGTTCAGGTATAGTAGTAATAAGGTATAAATTTCAATAGGTAAATTATGAGTGAAGTAAAAGTAAATAAAATAAGTCCAAGAACAAATTGTGGTACAGTTACTGTTGGAGATTCTGGTGATTCAGTATCTGTTTCAGCAGGTGTTCCGGTAACAGTTAATGGAGATTTAAAATCAAACGCACTAAAAGCAACTGATGGTGGAAGTATAATTTCTCAATCAGGAACTACAATTACAATTGGCGCATCTGGAGATACAGTATCTCTCGCTAGTGGAGCGTCACAGTCAGGATTTGGTAGAGCAGGTTCTGTAGATTGGCAAACAGGAAGTATTAAAACATCAACTTTTACAGCTGCTAGTGGAGAAGGGTATTTTGTTAACACTACTTCTGGAGGTGTAACAGTAAATTTACCAGCAGGTTCTGCTGGAGCTATTGTAGCTATAAACGATTATGCGAGCACAGCAGCAACAAACAACATTACAATCGCATCTAATGGATCAGAAAAAATTCAAGGACAAACAACTAATCATATTATATCCGCAAATGGTGTTACTGTTACTTTAGTATATGTAGATGGAACACAAGGTTGGAAATTAGTAGACACTGGTGAGGCGACTAGTTTACCTCAAGTAGCTTTATTTACAGTTGCTACAGGTGGAAACGATATAACAACTTGTGGAGATTATAAAATTCATACATTTACAGGTCCAGGAACTTTTTGTGTTTCACAAGTTGGTAATGCACCAACTAATCCTTCAGGTGGACCTTCTGAAGTAGAATATATGGTAGCAGCAGGTGGTGGTTCAGGTGGTGGAGACCGTGGTGGCGGTGGCGGTGGCGGAGGAGTCATAACAAATTTTCCGACTCCAGCAGGTAGCATTATTACATTAACTGCAACAGGATTTCCAATTACAGTTGGAGGTGGTGGAGCAGGAGTAGGAGATAACTCTACAGGAAACCAAGGATCAAGTTCAGTATTTTCAACAATAACTGCCGCTGGTGGTGGTAAAGGAGGGTCAGCACCTTCTGCTGGTAGTCCAGGAGGAGCTGGTGGATCAGGTGGTGGTGGAGCAGGACCGTCTGCATCTGCAGGTCCAGGTAATAATCCTTCAATACCAAGTCCTAATGGAGGACCACAAGGAAATAACGGTGGAACTAATCCAGGACCATTACCCGGTTTAGCAATGGGTGGTGGCGGAGGTGGTGGAAAAGGTGGTACTGGTGGAAATGGAGGTCCAGGTTCTGGAGGTAGTGGTGGTGCTGGACAACAATACCCTACAGGAATTTTAGTCCCTGCAGTCACTTTTGGACCCCCGGCAAGATATTTAGGAGCTGGAGGTGGTGGCGGTAGAGATGGTAGAACAGGTGGATCTGGTGGTAGTGGAGGAACTGGAGGTGGTTCTTCTGGTCAATCTTCATCAAGCCCAACTTCTTCAACAGGTAATGGTCCAGCGAATAGTGGGGCAGGAACAGGCGGAAGAGGAGTTGATCCACCAAGTGGAACAACAGGAACTGGTGGTTCTGGAGTTGTAGTAATAAGATACAAATTTCAGTAGTTGAATGGTAATTAAAATTAATATATAAGGAGAAACATTATGGCACATTTTGCAAAACTAGGAGCTAACAGTAAAGTTATTCAAGTATTAACACTTGATAATAAAGATATGCTTAACGCTGATGGTGTTGAGGATGAAGCAGTAGGTCAACAATATTTGGAACTACATAATAATTGGCCTGCACAAATGTGGATTCAAACATCTTACAATACTAAAGGTGGCAAACATTATTCTATTAATGAGTCTAATCAGGAAGTTGAATCAGAAGATCAATCCAAAGCACTTAGAGGAAACTACGCAGGTATAGGTTATACTTGGGATGAAGATGATCAAATCTTTTGGCCTAAAAAACCACATGCGTCGTGGGTAAAAGATATTCCAACTGCAAGTTGGAAAGCACCTGTAGATAAACCTGATTTAACTGCGGAACAAATTTCACAAAATGAAGCTGGTACTAATGCTTGGATTTATATATGGAATGAATCAGAGCAATCCTGGGACTTGACAGACGAGATGGCATAATTTATATTTGGTGGTGGTATGCAAAAGAAAGTACTAACAGAACAAGCTTTATATTTTGGTGATGTGGCAATGCCTAAAGATTGGGACATTGACCGAGATAAATTATCAGGTGATATTTTACAATCATCTTTTACTAATACAGAATTTCCATTTTCAAGAACTTGGGATATGTTGAATACATATATAAGAGATCACATTGGTCTTGAATATAATACTCAATTAGTTAACAAAAACACTTGGGGCAGTATTTATAAACCTACAGAAACTTCAGTTATTCAACAACAAATAGATCCTGTAGATCTTAGAAACTCACCTGATTTTGTAATGCTTTATGGTGTTAGAGTAAAAAATTGTATGATTAAAATATATTTTGATGACAATAGAAGAGCTGGAAGAAGTTGGGACATACCTTTAGAAAACAACAAATTTATTATGTTTCCATCTACAAATATGTACCACGTAATCAATAGCCAAAAGGATAGTTTAAATTTTGTGCAGACTATAACATATGAATATATCTAATCATTACTGGTATTTTAGATCAGCGCTACCACCTAGATTTTGTGATGAAGTTATTAAGTACGCTAATAATCAAAAAGAATATATGGCTAGAACTGGTGGCTATGGTGATAGAGAATTAAAAAAAGAAGAAATTTTAAATATGCAAAGAAAAAGAAAATCAGATTTAGTATGGTTAAATGATACTTGGATATATAAAGAATTACATCCATATGTCCACGAAGCAAACGCAAAAGCTGGTTGGAATTTTGATTGGGACAGATCCGAGTCTTGTCAATTTACCAAATACAAATTAAATCAATATTACGATTGGCACTGTGATAGTTGGGATAGACCGTATGATAGAAAAGATCCTAACAATCCTGAACATGGTAAAATTCGAAAACTATCTATGACTTGTCAGTTAACAGATGGTTCAGAATATAAAGGTGGTGAATTAGAATTTGATTTTATTATTGTATTTCCTTCATTTGTGTGGCATAGAGTTAAACCCGTAACCGCTGGCACAAGATATAGTCTTGTTGTTTGGCATTTAGGAAAGCCATTTAGATAATGTTTATAAATAATTATTTTAGTACACCTGTCTGGTCAGAACAAAAACCAGAATTTATTAAATCTTTAAATAAAGCAAGTAATAAATATATTAAAGAAGCAAGAAAAAGAAATAAAGAACATATTAAAAAACATGGTGACTTTGGACTGTCTCATCACTCAACACCTTTAACAACAGATAATGATTTTTTAGATTTTAGAAATTACGTTGGGCAAAAGTCTTGGGAGTTTTTAGATCACATGGGTTATGACATGCAACAGTATACAACTATGTTTTCTGAATTATGGGTACAAGAGTTTGCTAAAAAAGGTGGTGGTCATCATTCAGCACATATACATTGGAATCAACATGTATCAGGTTTTTATTTTTTAAAATGTTCGGATAAAACTTCTTATCCAGTATTTCACGAACCAAAGACTGGTGCAAGATGTACAAAATTAAAAATGAAATCAGATGTTAAAGGTCTGTGGAATGGTAGTGAGTTGATACATTTTAAACCTACACCTGGTACACTAATTATATTTCCTGGATATCTAGAGCATGAGTATGCAGTAGATTATGGTTATGAACCATTTAGATTTATACATTGGAACATACAAGCGGTGCCAAAGGGAATGGCTAAAGATGTTTAATACATTTACAAATTTTTTAGAACAAGAAACTTTACAAAATATTAAAAAAGAAATTGAAGGAATGCATTGGTTTTTTTGTAATATTACAGCAAATAAAAATGATAAATCTAATTTTCATTTTTATCATATATTATTTCAAGATGATAGAGTTGAGAGTAATAAATATTTTAATACAATACTAATGCCAGTTTTAGGAAAATTAAATTTTAAATATTTACACAGAGCTAAATTAAACTTGTACACAAAACAAGATAAACAAATAAAAACAAGTTATCATATTGATTGCAACATGGAACACACGGTTGCATTATTTTCATTAAACACAAACAATGGATACACTGAATTTGAAAATGGTAAAAAAATTAAATCAGAAGAAAATAATTTAGTAATTTTTCCTGGTCATTTAAAACACAGAAGTGTTAATCAAACAGATGAAAACAAAAGAATTAATTTAAATATAAATTTTAAAAATGTCATTTAAAAAAAATAAATATACAGTTATACGTCAAGCGATATCAAAAGATTTAGCTGCTTTTATTGCAAACTATTTTTTAATGCAAAAGCAAGTTTATGATACTTGTAAAGCTGCTAGATACTTTTCACCATTTGAAAATATTATAGGTCACTATGAATCCGAAAACGAACAAATACCAAACACATATTCTCAATATGCAAATATTGCTATGGAAACTTTAATGTTAAAGTGCCAACCAGAAATGGAAAAAGTGACAGGATTAAAATTATACCCTGCATACACATACGCACGAATTTATAAAAAAGGTGACATTTTAAAAAGACACAAAGATAGATTTAGTTGTGAGATATCTACGACTATGAATTTAGGTGGTGATGATTGGCCTATATATTTAGAACCCGACCCTAAAAAAGGTGGTGTTAAACCGGGTGTTGGTTATATATCAGAAAACACAAAAGGTATAAAAGTAGATTTAAAACCAGGAGATATGTTGGTTTATTCTGGCTGTGAGCTAGAACATTGGAGAGAAAAATTCAAAGG